ACCCAGATAGTTGGGAGGATAAAATTGTAGAAGCTAATTTAAAATATATGGAACCAAAGCTAAGTAATGGTGAGGTTCAACAATTAATTAAATCTGTAAATAGAAAAGGTTACGACAAGTATAGATGTAAAGACGCACCAATCAACGCGGTCTGTCAATCAGGTTTATGTAGAACAAAACGTTTTGGTGTGGGTTATGGTGAGGAAGAAATGCCTGTGTTAGGTAATCTCACTAAATACAAATCAACGCCACCACAATGGTTCTTAGATGTAAGTGGAACGCGGATCGAATTAAAATCAGAACAATTATATAGTCCACCTTTGTTTGCATTAGCATGTTTAGATCAAGCTAACCTAGTTGTGCCTGTACCAAAAGCAAAAGATTGGAAACAATATTTTTTAAAACCTATGATGCAAAATTTACAAGAAGTAGAACCATTGGAGTCATTAGATCCTATGAACCAACTAATTGGATTATTACAAGATTGGACAACAAATAGACAAGCAGCAAGAACCATGGATGATGTATTAAACAAGTTACCATTTACAGACGAGAACAAAGAATTTACATATTTTAGAATGGATGATTTTTATGCATTCTGTAAAAAGAATAATTGGGACATGGATAAAATTAAAACAGGTAATTTAATAAAAAGACTTGATGAAACTTTTGTATCAGAAGAAAGAGTAAGAATAAAAAAACAACAGCCTAGACTAATAAAAATAAAAACAATGAAAGCGATGGAAACATCCATATCAAAAGTACAATACCACAAGGAAGCTTTCTGATGAAAACTATTATATTAGGACCACCAGGCACAGGAAAAACCACAACATTATTAAATCTAGTAGATCAATTCATACAACAAGGCGTAAGACCAAAACAAATAGGATATTTTTCTTTTACCAGAAAAGCTGCAAGAGAAGCAGCAACAAGAGCAGCTGAAAAGTTTGGTCTTGATGCAGAGAAAGATTTAGAAAATTTTAGAACTTTACATTCATTTGCATTTCAAAGATTAGGAATGACGAAAGAAAAAATGATGACAGCAGAAGATTATCGAGAGTTTGGTAAAATGGTAGGTATACCCATCAAGACAGGTAAACATTCCGAAGAGGATGGAACATTTAATTCAGACAATGAATATTTAACTATCATGAACACAGCTAGAGTTAAACGGATGGATCTATTAGAATACTATGACTCTAGGCAAAACATATTAGATATAGAAAGAGATACTTTGTATTTGTTATCAGAAGAATTAAAAAGATATAAAAAAGAAAAAGGTTTAAAAGATTTTACAGATTTATTAGAAGATTTTATTAAACAAGAAAACAAACCAAGTTTTGAAGCTTTGTTTATTGATGAGGCACAAGATTTATCTTTAATACAATGGGAGATGGTCAGGTCTATGTGGGTTAACGCGAATAAAACTTATATCGCAGGAGATGATGACCAAGCAATATTTAAGTGGGCTGGAGCTGACGTAGACCATTTCATAGCTTTAAAAGAAGAAGTTAATGATATTAAAGTATTAGATCAATCATATAGAATACCTGGTGGGCCCATACACGAACTATCACAAAAAATAATTACTAAAGTACAAAATAGATTTGACAAGAATTATAAACCTAGAACTCAACAAGGTATCTTGCGTAGATATTCCGACATTACACAAGTAGATATGTCTAAAGATAATTGGTTAGTATTATCATCAGCTAATCATTTTCTTGATGATGTAAAAGAAGTTTGTGAATTAAGGGGATGGTATTATCAACACAGAGGTATGAACTCTGTGCCATTAAAACTTTTAATAGCTTTAAATAATTGGGAAAGATGGCGTAAGAAAGATGCAATACAAGGTGCTACAAATTTATTGGGTCCTATTGAGATAAAAAATATATATGAATATCTTGGATCAAATGTGTCACCAGGTTTTAGAGCAGGTAAACTTTTTCATTCTGAAGAAAAATACACATTAAAAGAGTGCATGGAGAAGTATGGATTACTTACAGATAAAGTTTGGTATGAATCTTTTGATGGTTTAGATACCATCACAGAGAATTACATTCGTAATATGCGGGCGAATGGAGAGCAGATAAACAAGAATCCGCGTATCATTATGTCAACAATACATGGAGCTAAAGGAGGTGAAGCCGATAAAGTTTTGCTTATGCAGGACCTTACAAATGCAGCGTTAGAAACGATGAGCTATGATCCGGATGAATTACATCGATTATTTTACACTGGAGCGACGAGAGCGAAGCGTGAATTGCATGTGTTAGACCCAAAGAATTTTGATCGAGCTTATATTTTATAATGGATGAAAACAAAAACGTTGGATATATGTTTGCTTATATTGCTGGTCTTATTGATGGGGAGGGTTGTATTACATACACACAACGACTCGAACATCGTAAAGGAAAGCCCAAAGCCTACAAATACTGGAACATACGAATTGAGGTAGCGATGACACATAAAGAAACAATTGAATATTTACATAAAACATTAGGTTGTGGACATGTTAATATTAGACCAAAGATGTCTCATCAAAACTTTGATCAATGGCGCTGGCGATGCAGTCATAGAGATGCATATGAAGTAGCAAAGGCTATCGAGCCATTTTCAAAAACAAAAAAAAATAAACTAAAAGAGGTAATAAAACATTATGAAAAGTCTTAAGAAACAAATTGGAGGAAGACACTACCAAAATTTTGTCATTCAGCCAGCAGAATTTATAAACAAGAATAGGTTGCAATTTGCAGAGGGTAACGCTATAAAGTATATATGTAGGCATCCTCACAAGGGAGGCATACAAGATATAGAAAAAGCAATACACTATCTTGAGATGGTGAAGGAGAGAGACTACAAGTGAGAAGCACACAAATACCTCTATTTACCCCTGAAACAGAATGGGTTATGCCAGATGAATTAAAAGATCTGCGTGGAGCCAAAGAAATAGCAATAGACTTAGAAACTAATGACCCTCATCTAAAAGACCTAGGATCTGGTAATGTGACAGGAAAAGGGCACATTGCTGGCGTTGCGGTGGCCGTAGAGGGCTGGTCAGGCTATTATCCAATACATCATGAGCAGGGTGGTAATATGGATAAAAATCTGGTGTTTGGGTGGCTAAAAGATCTGTTTAATCAACAAGACACAACCTTTATTTTTCACAATGCCATGTATGATATTTGCTGGTTAAGGTCAGCAGGACTTACCATAAAAGGACCCATAATGGACACCATGATAGCAGCATCCTTGATAGACGAAAATAGAATGAGTTATCAATTAAATGCCTTATCTAAACATTATGCAGGTATAGGTAAAGATGAAAAAATTCTAATAGAGGCAGCAAAAGAATATGGACTAGATGCTAAAGCAGATATGTGGAGATTACCACCAATGTTTGTAGGTCAATATGCAGAACGTGATGCAGAGGCAACATTAAAACTTTGGCAAAGATTAAAAGTAGAACTCTACAATCAAGAGTTAATGGACATATTTAATTTAGAAACAAGATTATTTCCTTGTCTTGTTGATATGAGATTCAAAGGTGTTAGGGTTGATTTAGAAAAAGCACAAAATATTAAACAAAATTTAATCAAAAGGGAAGAAAAAATTATACAAAATATAAAAAAAATGACTGGCGTTGACGTAGAAATTATGGCAGCCAGGTCTATAGCAAAAGCCTTTGATAAACTTAAACTTCCATATGATAGAACCGAAAAAAGTAAAGAACCAAGTTTTACAAAAAACTTTTTACAAAATCATCCACATGAATTAGCAAGATCTATTGCAGAGGCAAGAGAATTAAATAAAGCTCACACTACATTCATAGACTCAATAACCAAACATGAACATAAAGGTAGAATACACGCAGACATAAATCAAATTAGATCAGACCAAGGCGGTACAGTTACAGGAAGATTTAGTATGTCTAATCCAAACTTGCAGCAAATACCTGCAAGACATCCTGAACTTGGTCCAATGATTAGATCCATATTTATTCCAGAAGAAAAACATGTTTGGGGTTCATTTGACTACTCACAACAAGAACCAAGAATTTTAGTGCATTATGCAAAACTGCAGAATTTGGACGGAGTTGATGAAATTGTAGACGCATACAACGCCGGAGACGCCGATTTCCATCAGGTCGTGGCCGACATGGCAGGCATAGAACGGAAGCAAGCCAAGACGATTAATTTAGGTCTTATGTATGGAATGGGTAAAAATAAATTGATGGCTGAACTAGGATTGATGAAAGAATCAGCTGA